AACCCCACTGCCAAGATACCGGCGGCTTCAGCATAGCCGACTACAAAACAGGAAAAGCAAAATGAACCCACTTCTACTAGGCCCGATATTCGAGATTGGCAAGACCATACTTGATCGTTTCGTCCCTGACCCTGAAAAGAAGGCGGCAGCGGAAATGGAGTTGGTTAAAATGGCTGCGGACGGTGAACTGAAGCAAGTCATCGCGCAGCTTGAGATCAACGCCAAAGAAGCCGCACACCCGTCGATCTTTGTAGCTGGATGGCGACCATTTTTTGGATGGGCCGGTGGCGTGGGCTTTGTCTACTCGGTCATGCTCCAGCCCATGCTAGCTTGGTACTCAAGCGTCAAGGGTTGGCCCGCACCGCCAGCGCTCAACATTGACCTGCTGTGGGTTGTGATAACCGGAATGCTGGGTATCGGCGGTTTGCGCACTTTTGAGAAGTCTCGCGGTATGACTAAATAAGGGTCGACTGCCGTTGCGGGTTTTGGCGCTATAATTCAACAATTCGGCGCATGCTGCAACAGCGAGCTAATACCACTGGAGTGATATGAGCTATGTAATGTCTTACAGCACGCTGCTTGCAGACGCGCGCAGGTACTTGGAGCGCGGCTTTACCGCTGAATCTGACCCTGTAGTCTATGAGCAATTGCCGCGCCTGATTACGCTGGGCGAGCGGCGCATTGCGCGCGACCTGAAGATTCAAGGTTTCATTCGCGCTGTCACTATGTCTCCGCAAATTGGCCTGGGGGTTTACCGTAAACCTGACCGCTGGCGTGACACCATAAGTATGAATATTGCCGGGCGGCCACTGTTTGGGCGCTCGTACGAGTATTGCCGCAACTACTGGCAAGATGAATCCGTCACTGCAGCGCCTGAGTTTTACGCTGACTATGACTACAATCATTGGCTCGTGGTACCGACGCCTTCGGCAACGACTCCCTTAGAGATCTTGTACTATGAGCAACCCGCACTACTGGGTGACGATCAGGAAACCAACTGGCTCACCGAATATGCGCCTGACTTGCTAACCTACGCCACACTGCTAGAGGCGACACCATTCTTGAAGAATGACGCAAGAATCGCCACTTGGCAAGCGATGTACGACCGGGCGGCGGCCGCGCTGAGCGGAGAAGACCTTAAGAAAATCCTTGACCGCAGCGCCAATCGGAGTGAAGCATGAGCACAGTCTACACATCGGTTTTTGGAGGGGCCAACATTTACCCTTCCGAGATCAACTACAGCGCGATAACGCTAACAGCTGATGTGACCCTCAGCTGGCCAGAAGAGACCTCGGCTGACGAGAACTTAGCCACTAAAATAATCGACGTAGACGCTGCGGTCGGCGGGTTCAGCATAACGCTACCGGCAGCCAACAAGACCGGCACAGGGAACACAATCCTTTTCAACGCAAGACGCTGACGGGGTTCAGGTGATGACGCCTACGGCGGGTACGTCTTGGCAGGTGTATCTCACCGACAATACAACCGAAGCCGGAGTGTGGGAAACTCTGCAGTACGGCGCTTCAGTGTCCGTGGCTAACGCGTCAGCACTTGCAGGCACTGGTATTGTTGCCGTGGGGGCGCTGTTGTCTCAATCGGTGCCCGTCACCAGCTTTAGCGGTAACTATTCAGCAGGTGCTTCTGACCGAGCAAAGATGTTTTTGTGGACCGGGGGAGCGGGTACATTCACGCTGCCGGTGGCCGCAACAGTCGGCAATAACTGGTTCTGTTATTTGCGCAATGCTGGCACGGGTGCGGTAGTCGCCGACCCTTCAGGCTCTGCCACAATCGACGGGTTGTCTTCGCTGAGCTTTCAGCCTGGCGAGGCCGCGATAATAACCACAGACGGGGCTGCTTTTTACACCGTGGGGTTGGGCCAGTCGGCTATATTCGCGTTCGATTACACCGCAATCGCGGTAGCAGGTACAGGCGACTACACGCTCACAGGTTCAGAGCTGAACCGTATCGCGTACAAATTCACAGGGGTGTTGACCGGCAACCGCAACGTCATAGTCCCTGCCACCGTTCAGCAGTACTGGGTGGACAACAGCACAACCGGCGCTTTCACGTTTACAGTAAAAACCGCAGCGGGCGTAGGTGTAACGGTGGCGACTGCGCAGCGTACAATAGTATACTGCAACGGTACTGACGTTATTGCCTCAGATACGTCGGCGGTCCCATCGATATTACCCATAACTCAGGGCGGTACCGGAGCGAGCTCTGCGGGTGCAGCGCTCATCAACCTGGGCGGCACTTCTGTAGGTATAGGGGTTTTCACGGCGGCCAACGAAGCCGCAGCCTACGCGACGCTGGGCCCTATTCCCACCGTGAGTGGTGGAACTTTCTAACATGCCGACCTCCGTATTGCGTTCGCAACCTGGAATAAAGCGTGACGGCACGCGGTTCGATGGTGACTTTTACACAGACGGCCAGTGGATGCGTTTCCAGCGAGGACTGCCGCGTAAGATGGCCGGTTACAGGTCAATCAGCAAATATCTGACCGAGGTGTCCAGGGGCTTTACCTCATACACACAGTCGTTGGAGCAGTTCTGCCATAGCGGCTCTGCGAATCTGCTTCAGCGATTCACGCTAGACGCAAACTTTAACGCTTCAATAGTCACGAATAGAATAACACCGGCTGTGAGCGCTACGGGTTCGGTCACCCTGTTGACCGGCGCTGCCGGCTCAGTAACGCAGGTCACGGTCAATGGGGTGGTGGTCACTTCAGGGGTAGTTAACTTCAACACGAGTCTTGCGCAAACCGCCACCGACTTAGCAGCTAACATAACGGCATACGCCTCGACCCCCGAGTACACTGCTGCTGCGGTGGGCACAACCGTTACTATAACTGCCTCAGCCCCTGGAGCGGGTAGCAACGGGTATGTAGTTGCAGTCACCCTGGTGACCATGACGGGGTCTACAGTTAACATGGCTGGCGGGTCCAGCGTCTTAGATTTGTCTGACGACAACAAGTGGATGTTCGACTACGAATACGACTCATCCACTAACGAAAACTTCATCATTGCGCACGTAGCGCCGAACGCGGCGTGCATATGCAACAACTCGGGCGGCCAAATATTCACGGGTACGGTCACAGGTACAGGCCTACTGACTGAAGTCACGCTGCCTGCAGGGGCTAACGTGACAGGCGGCATTGTCGCGATTCACCCCTACTTGTTCTATTTCGGCTCAGACGGTATAGTGGGCTGGTCGGTGGCCGGGGACTTGACTGACCTCAGCGGTGCGGGCTCAGGAATTGCGCGGGTGTGGGGTCAGAAGATAATCAAAGGGTTTCCCCTGCGCGCCGGAGCGGGCTCTGCACCGGCAGGGTTGTTTATAGCATACGACGCGGTTATTCGCTCCTCGTTCACCGGCGGCGCGACCGTTTTTCAATTCGACGTAATCGCATCCGGCACTAGCATCATCTCCCCGGATTCAGCAGTAGACTACGACGGGATATTTTACTGGGCAGGCGTGGACAGGTTCATGATGTTCAACGGCGTGGTGCGTGACATCCCTAACAACATGAATCATAATTGGTTCTTTGAAGGCATCAACCGCGCTCACCAAAGCAAAGTGTTTGCATTCAAGGTGCCGTACTTTGGTGAAATTTGGTGGTGTTACCCGCGCGGTTCATCTACCGAATGTTCGCATGCGGTCATCTTCAACGTGCGTGAAAACACCTGGTATGATACCGAGCTGCCGCTTTCTATGCGTTCTGCTGCGTGTTACAACAACGGGTATGCCGCGCCGTTACTTACGGACGCGACAGAGAGTGAAGATGGATTCAAGTTGTGGGTGCACGAGCAGGGCGTGGACATGACCGACGGCACCTCGGTTCAACCTATTCGGTCATACTTTGAGACAGCGGACTTGAGCTCCTTGGTGCAGGGGGTGGACAACGCGCTGCAAATAACGACCATAGAGCCAGACTTCATTCAGTCTGGCCCGATGATTGCACAAGTACATGGCCGGGCCAATGCTCGCGCACCTGAAGTCGAAGGCCCGTTGTACACGTTCCCGGAGTCGGCCTCCCAGCCCTATGAACAAATCGTCATGCTCAAAGAACAACGTCGCGAGCTGCGCGTGAGGTTTGAAAGCAACTCCGTAGGTGGAGATTATCAGATGGGTCAAATCATCGCTCACATTGGCCCAGGCGACAGCACGGTGCTCGGATAATGAGCAACCGAATCACATTACCAACGGGTATGGGGCTGCAAGATTGGGCCGACCAGGTTTGTCTAGACCTGGACAGCCAGGCATCTCTTTCGGCTTTGCAAGACCCCGCACAATGGCAAGACTGGGCTATTCAGTTCTTGAACATCAACACCATTGGCCGAAACATCCCCAACCCCTACGCGTTCAAAGACTGGCAAGACTGGGCGCAGCGGCTCTGCGGCTCACTCACGTAATGAGGCAATTATGAACAAGCAAGAAATTTTAGAGCTCGCCAAGCAGGACCCCCGATTCAGCAAGGCCATACTCACCATTGAAAACCAAATTCAAGACATGCCCGTCACGCCAGAAAGCCTCGGCGAACTGGTAAAAATGTTGGAGTTTGCGCTCAACAACCCTGAGCAGTACCCTGAGATTCGGGCGGCGGCAATCAAAGACGGTATGGCCGAGGAAAGTGACCTGCCGCCTGAGTTTGACAAGGTCTTGATAATCTCGCTGCTGGTGGCGATGTATGGGTTGCAAGAGCGCCAAAAAACCAAATTCGCTCGTGGTGGACTGGCCCGTGCGGCACAAGAGCTGCGTTCTCGCGGCCGTAATGGTGACACGATTCTAGCACACATAAACCCACGAGAAGCTGAGATGTTGAAGGCTCACGGTGGCTCAGGGCGCGTCAATCCGCGCACCGGTTTGCCTGAATACGGATTCTTTAGCGACCTGCTTAAAGTCGTTGTACCCATTGCTGCGACGTTTTTAGCCCCAGGTATAGGTACCTGGTTGGCCAGCACTGCGATGGGTACAGCCGTAGGGCTGGGCGGTATCGGCGCAACAATCGCTGGCGGGGCTGTAGCTGGCGCTGCAGGCGCTGCACTGACGGGAGGCGACGTAGGTAAGGGGTTAGTGGGAGGCGCTCTAGGCGGGGGCTTGGGTGGCTGGGTCGGTGAACAGGCCGCAGGGGCTATGGG